AGTCTGCTTCTTCAGCTCTTCATCTGCGCCATCTGGTTCTTTAGTGTTGGGGCGAACCAGCTTCTTATCATATGGAGGGAATCCGTTGGCGCCTTCTATCTCAATCTTTTCCAGGATATTCATTGGTAGGGTCATTATGTTATGCCACATACCAGGTGCATGCTCTTGGTAACAATCAGCCCATAATTCAGCTGATGGGATATTTGCTGCATCTACCGGCCCACTGAATGCTTCAGATTGACCGGACTTAATATAACTAACTCTCAGCATTGTATCATTTCTGATGGCGTCTTGGATGATGGCCTTTAACTGACCTGAAAACTGCGAAGTGCTTTCATTCTTTAATGCGTCGGCCTTAATTCTTACGTAATCACCACGCAAGAAACCGCCCTGTTGATATCTATACAGGGTCTCCTCATGCAGGTTTTCGAACTTGCCTTTAAATTTGTTCATATGATTCTCCTTATAAAATGCGCTATTGTATAAATATTTATGCCAGGAGTGCTATAAAAAATGGGATCTATCAATTTTAATAATCTAAAAAACACGAATACCAAGGCATTAAATTATACATATACAGATATTTACCTTGATCTTCAGGAAAAACCGTCAGCATTGAATGCGCCGACAGGACAAAAGTCCCAAGGGAACAGGGACATCAAGATTGCGTTCGACGTGAATGCTATCAAGAACTCAATAGTTAATTTGTTTAATACTGTACCAGGTGAACGCTTCTTGCTGCCTGATTACGGGTGTGACCTTAGACAGTTCATTTTCGAACCAATATCAGATTTTAGAGGATCGAATATATCAAGAATCATCAGAAGAAACATAGACGCGTGGGAACCTAGAGTGACCTTAGTAAGTATTAACGTATCAGGGTTTCCAGACAGGCACGAATACGTCATAGATTTGGCGTTGCAGGTTCCGTTTCTTAACAGCAGAGAGACCCTAGGCTTAAATGCAGTATTGAATAATGAAGGATTTTTAATCGATGGCTAATACAGATTTCAACATACCAAAAGACGGGTATCTCTCGTTCGACGCATTGACTCTGAAAACGTTTATCAAGGACAGGCTCAATGATAATAACGTTTTCACCGACCAGAATTACGAGGGATCCTATATATCAACACTCAACGAGATCATAGGATATACCTTTCATACTCTGTTGTACTATTTGAACCGAACATCAACGGAGTCAATGTTTTCAGAATCAGAGATTTATGAGAACATGAATAGAATTGTCAAAGGTCTCGACTATAATCCCATCGGTAAGCAATCAGCAACAACCACGTTTGGAATGTCCGCATCAAATGTTGTGAGTAGTGGATTATATACCATACCACGTTATACCACCGTCACTGATGGCAGTATATTCTACTCAGTTAATGAGGACATAGTGGTTTCAAAAACAACAGACAACCTCGAATCGTTCGATAGTTCTGTGAGCCAGAAACTACTGTACGAGGGTTCATTCGTAGAATATCCAGCATACAGAGCATCGGGCAATCCGGCTGAAGTGGTATTCCTGGCACCTGGTGACAATGTATCCGTGGACCATTTCAATATACATGCATATGTGCACGAAGCTGATACCAACACCTGGTATGAATGGACACAAGTACCCACCCTTTATCTCGAGAATGGCTTCAGCAGGTCATACGAAGTCAGGATAAACGAGAACAAAAGATACGAACTGAAATTCGGGAATGACATCAACGGAAAGCAATTGCAAGCCAACGACCTAGTACAAATATACTATCTCGAGACCAATGGAACGGAAGGCGAAATTACAAAGGGTTCTCTGTCTGTAAACGGCATCTCCCTATTCGCAAGCAACACATTCGGTGATATACTAGTTGACCTAAATAGCCAGAGCGGTGAGAGATACACATACACCGATACTTCAGTTGCGAATAACATTAGTGTTACTAACACCAATAACTCAACATATTACTCAGAAGAGGAAAGTGTTGAGTCCATAAAAACAAACGCACCTGGCACATTCCGCTCACAATATAGAGCAGTCACACAGACAGACTATGAAAATTATATTCTCACCAATTTCGCAAACCTGGTTCATGATGTGAAGGTGAACAATAACTGGGGATATTTGTCAGATCAGATGAAGTATTACTACGAGTCAGTTGGACTGAGTGACCCCAACAACATTTCAAACGTATTATACAATCAGGTCAATTTCGCCGACGCCTGCAACTTCAACAACATCTACATCACAGTGGTGCCGAAGACACTAGAAAATTCCACAGGGTCTCCTATTACCATTATGAATCCTGCACAAAAGGAACTAATGCTTTCATCACTGAGAGCCGTTAAGACCCTAACATCAGAAGTGGTGATAACAGATCCTGTATATATAGCAACCGACATGGGAATGTCATCGACAGGATCGACTTCAGTTACTCTAGATGATGTTGCCAAGACGGAGCTGGTTATTGTCAAAGACCCCGATTCACGTCGCGACAATTCATCACTGATTTTGGGTGTGGTTGGTGTCTTTGAGGATTATTTCAACAGAGAGAACGTGACTCTTGGAAAGACTCTTGACCTGAACGGGCTGACATCAGACATGTTAGCGATACCAGGAATCAAGAACATCTATACACGAAGAACAGATAACACCTCAATTCAAGTAGAAGGGCTGTCAATGATATCATGGAATCCAATATATCTCCGCGACATATTATTGATCACCAAAAATACGGCATATGCCGATTTTCAGTTCATATATTTAAACAATAAGAGCACATTACAAGATAGAATTAAGGTCGAGTCCGCAACAAAGATATTTGAGAATATAGAATATTAACATGAGTCCAGATTTCAGCATAATGAGTTATGATACATCAGCTGTGAGTATGTGGATGGAAGGACCTTCATCTACTTACCAGGGGGTGAGCTCTGCTCTTTTCACGGCATTTATGACAATGCCATCCACTGTTTCAGATAACCCCACCATCAGATTCTTCCTAGAGAATTCCAACTCAATCCCATGGACAGATACAGTAACCAATAGGCCTTATCTCGAGCCTCGATGGAGATTCCTCGACACCGAAGGTACCATCGTAGATGGGATTACTATTACAGATAGAGTATTGACTGCGATAGGTGGTGGCACCTCAGCGTATCTCCTATCGACACAGTTTGCGTTTATAGATGACTTGCCAACTGTAGGCACATCGCCTTCCGTTTGGATAGGAGCAGATTTTTCAGACTACAGTGCCTTCGATGGTACTATATACAGTATCTCAGGCATACCTGGCTGTGTTAATGGTAACATAATAACAGGAGCGGAGGTCTTCATTGATAACACAACCCCAACGAGGCTGGACATATCAAGAGACGGTGAGAATCCTCTCTACGGGTATTACTGGACAGGAATAGCCAACCCGGCCACCGTCTCCGTATATGGGGAAACACCAGACGGCAGAGAGGGGAGAATGTTCTCAGTGCCTCCGTCAGATTTGTCTGGTATTGCAGGTGGCCCTGTTATTAGATCTATACCTTTAATAGACAGCCAATACATTACATGGTCACCCAATAACAGTAACTCCTACTTGTCGGCAGCCAGTGCAGGATATCAGGATTTCACTTTCCTATCAACACAAGCAACTACTGGTGTTCAGATAAGCGCATGCGTGAGTGCGTATTACACCGGATCCGCTCTTCCCTCTCTCATCTGTGGTCAGAGCTCAGCTTTTAACATGCTGGATTTTGATCAGTATGACATGCGCAAATTCAACGAAAGTTGGGAGGCCGTTGGTTGGATCAAGGATACCGTCAGACAGGATCATATTCTTTTGAACCCCACTCTATGGGACAAATACATGAAAGCCCTTTGGGGTGACGAATCAACTCCACAAGGAGAAGCTTTTGGGCGTGAGGCATATGAGAAGATTGCAAACTTTGTGTCCAACCATTCAGATGTGAATACATGCGACATCAAATCGTTGTATGACATGGCACAGAAGATGGATGTCCCCATCGATGATTATGCAGTAGAATTCCCACCAGAGCTAAGACGCATAGTTGACCTAGCATCGGTCAATCAGCAAGTGCTTTGGGGTGACAGATGCCATTGCCACCGAAA